GTCCGTAGACCACGCCTTCCTCCGCTGAAAACTGTAAGGTTTTCTATAACAGCAGGTTACCCTGCTGGCACCCATCGCTTACGTAGACTAATAGAAAATCTACGGGCCGATTGCTTTAAGTGAGTAGGATCAAACTCCCCTGAACAAGGAGAATGAAAGAACTTAAATAAAGCCGCATAACCGTCAATCTCATCATGTCGCCTTACAGCGACAGGAACATAGGTCCTTACTTCGTACCTATGTAGTGTTCGCGACCATCGTTGTCGCTCGCACAGGTCATAACGGTTGTGATAGCCTAGTCCCGGACACTCTTTATTCACTATAGGCAAGGTTCTCACCTTATCTAAAAATGACTTTAGAACGTCCGCCGTTGTGTACATTCCGCCCATCCATAGTTGATTGGATGTTGAGAGTGTACCGACAAAGGAACTAGCATCGGTAGCGATTGTCTCTGGATCGTGTCGCAAATATACCGGGGTCACGGTGTGACCAAGGTAAGCATCTACGCCACAACTCTCTCTAAAGTTGCCAGTAGAGAAAGTCTTCTCTCGGTTGATTTTCAGGCCAACCGACTCGATCCAGGCAGCAAGTGCTGGATAATGTTCTTTGCGAATGATGATATCATCACCAAACACTCGAACATTACTAGCGAGCGCTTCTAACTTCTTAATGCTCACGACTTCGTGAGTATGTATCATACTGCAGAGCGCGATAAGCGCAAAGCAATATGATTGTACTGGGAAGGTAGTTGCGTTACCCATGCCGGCAAACTTCTTTAGGAGAAGCGAGCGATCGCCAACTTCTACAGAGGGTGTACGACTTTTTAAGAGTGCCGAGAGGTATCTCGGTCGATTAGCGAAAGCTGTTTCCACAAGTTCTGTGGAAAGGCGATCACTAGCCGAACTTAAATCGACAGTAACCCAGTCACCGGTAAGGGAGCCCTCAACAGCCAGAATTTGATTTGGGTGTTGAGAGTTCAGTGTAAGCATACGTGACATCACTGAGCAACGCGCTATCTCATTTCTGAGATGCGTATTAAGAGCCTGCTGAACAAATTGGTTCAGAACAGGTTCAACAGTAATCGTCCTAAGACTGTTTGAGGTCTTAGGAAC